CAGCGAGGGCAAGATATACCGACTGGCCCCCGAAGAAGTGCTGCACATCCCTGGTCTTGGTTTTGATGGTGTGGTGGGGTACAGCCCAATTGCGCTGGAGAAAAACGCCATCGGCTTAGGACTTGCCGCTGAGGAGTATGGCAGCAAGTTCTTCTCCAATGGTGCACGCCCTTCAGGTATTCTGACCCACCCCAACACGGTCAAGAACCCCAAAACACTGCGTGAAAGCTGGAATGCAGCCTATGGCGGTTCAACCAACAGTGGACGCGTAGCTATCCTTGAAGAGGGCATGAAGTTCGAAACTATCTCCATGCCTAACAATGAAGCACAGTTTCTGGAGACCCGGAAGTTTCAGGTATCAGAAATATGCCGAATCTATCGAGTTCCGCCCCACCTGGTAGGCGACCTGGAGCATGCCACTTTCTCCAACATTGAGCACCAGTCCATCTCCTTTGCGGTGCACACCATCCGGCCATGGCTGGTGCGAATTGAGCAGTCCATTAACCGCGCACTCTTCACTGACCGGGAGAAAGGACGCTTTTATGCACGGTTCAATATCGATGGGCTCATGCGTGGAGCATACAAGGAGCGCATGGAAGGATACGCTATCGCACGACAAAACGGCTGGATGAGTGCGAACGATATTCGGGAACTGGAGAGCATGAATTCGATTTCGCAAGATGAGGGCGGGAATGCCTATCTTGTCAACGGCAACATGATTCCGATTACCCTTGCCCTAAAACAAACAGAGGAGGAAAAGAGTGAAGCAGTTTTGGAATTGGGTGCGAAACACGGATGAGAGCCGCACCCTCCACCTGGAAGGCGTGATTGCTGAGACCAGTTGGTTTGAGGATGATGTCACGCCGGCGGCTTTCAAAAAGGACCTGATGGCCGGAAGCGGACCAATCACGGTCTGGGTCAACTCCCCGGGCGGGGACTGCGTGGCAGCCTCGCAAATCTACAACATGCTCATGGACTATCCAGGCGACGTTATGGTGAAGGTGGACGGCATCGCAGCCTCTGCAGCCTCTGTGATCGCAATGGCAGGCAGCAGGGTGTTCATGTCCCCTACCAGCCTGATGATGATCCATAATCCGCTCACCTTCGCCATGGGCGACAGCGAGGAGATGAAGAAGGCTATCCACCTGCTGGATGAGGTGAAGGAAAGCATCATCAACGCTTATGAGATCAAAACGGGCCTGTCGCGTCATAAGCTGTCTCAGCTTATGGATGCGGAGACCTGGATGAACGCGAACAAGGCGAAAGAATTTGGATTCTGCGATGAAATCATGTTCATCCCGCAGGAGCAGGTTCAGGATCATAACTCCCCAACCTACGCCTTCTCCAGGCGTGCAGTGACCAACAGCCTCATGGACAAGCTCAAGAAACGAATCGAAACCCCGGAACCCCGAGTGAAAGCGGCAGACCTTGAAAAAAGGCTGTCGCTTTTGAAATAAGAGGAGAAAACATATGAATCAGATACTGGAACTGCGTGAAAAGCGCGCAAAGGCCTGGGACGGTGCAAAGGCCTTTCTGGATACCAGGCGGAGCGAGGACGGCACCTTGTCCGTTGAGGATGCTGCTACCTACGATAAAATGGAATCCAATGTCGTCAACCTGGGTCATGAGATTGAGCGCCTTGAGCGCCAGGCTGCCATGGACATGGAGATGAATGGTCCGACCACGAATCCCTTGGTCAGCAGACCTCAGGTGGAAAAGCCTGAGAGCAAGAAGGGCCGGAATTCTGAAGCATACGGGAACGCCTTCTGGCGTATCGTCCGTCAGAAATCAGTCCCGCATGAAGTGTATAACGCCCTTCAAATCGGCGTTGAGAGCGAGGGCGGCTATACCGTGCCGGATGAGTTCGAGCGCACGCTGGTTGAAGCGCTGCAGGAAGAGAACATCATGCGCGGCCTGGTGCATGTGATCACTACCTCCTCAGGCGACAGGAAGATCCCGCTGGTGACCAGCAAGGGCAGCGCTTCCTGGGTTGAGGAGGAGGCAGCTATCCCCGAATCTGATGATGTATTTGGCCAGATCACCCTGTCAGCCCACAAGGTGGGCAGTATGATCCGCATCAGCGAAGAGCTGCTGCATGACTCGGCCTTTGACTTGGCAGCCTATATCACCCGCGAATTCGCACGACGTGTCGGTGCGGCTGAGGAAGATGCCATCCTGACTGGAAACGGCAGCCATAAGCCTACTGGTTTGCTTCACGCTACCCTGGGAGCGGAGTTGGGCGTCACCTCAGCTGCCTTGGCCGCGATCACTGCAGACGAGATGCTTGACTTGCAGCATTCCTTGAAGGCTAGCTACCGGCGCAAGGCGTGCTACATCATGAACGACGCGACGATCAAGCTGCTCAGGAAACTCAAGGATGGTAATGGCCAGTACCTCTGGCAACCCGGTCTGCTCTTTGGTCAGCCGGATACCCTGCTTAACCAGAAAGTGCTGACCTCCAACTACATGCCGCTGCCGGCAGCGGGCAACGCAGCTATCCTGTATGGCGACTTCAGCTACTACTGGCTGGCTGACAGGGAAGGCCGCGCTCTTCAGCGCCTGAACGAGCTGTATGCGGCGACAGATCAGGTGGGCTTCAAAATCACACAACGCGTGGACGGCCGTCTTATCCTGCGCGAAGCGGTTAAAACGCTTCAAATGAAGGCATCTTAATCATACTGCAGGGGCTGCTCCGGTGAGTAGCCCCTGCTTCTTTGGGAGGAAAGAAAATGAGTGAAACTTACAATGCACGCAACTATGCCGCACACGGTGGCGGCGAATGGGTCATCGGCGGGAAGCTGACTGTCCTGGAAGGCGCGACAGTGACAGGTCTGACGGCTACCGCAGCCCCTGCAAACGCAGAAGCGCTGGGCGGTGTCAAGGCGGCAGCCAAAGCGGTGACGGACACTGTGGAAGCAAAGATTGGTGAGGACGCCAAGCTGTATGTCCCTTCCTACCCGGAAGATTATGTACTGCCTTCGGCGGCGGTGGACGCCCTGGGCGGCGTGATGCTCGCGGAGAACCAAGTCGACAGCGTGGCTTCCACCATTGCTGGACTGAACCTTGAGTTCAATGCCCTGCTGGCCAAGCTGAAGGCCGCCGGTATCATGGCGCCTGACGCATAAAGGAGGAGTATAGCATGATCCTGACGGTGGAGGAAGCGAAGGCGCATCTGCGTTTACAGCATGAAGAAGAGGACGCGTACCTGGCTTCACTCATCCTTCAGGCGCAGGCTGTTGCCGAAGACTATTGTCGGGTTACTTTTGATGAAGAGGCCCCACAGGCTGTGCGCCTCGCAATCCTGCTGATGGTCAGCCACTACTACGAGAACCGGGACAACCCGGACAAGCAGGTCTACATCACCATGCGAATGGCGTTTGAGAACCTGCTATACCCGCACCGCAATGCTGATTTGATGTTTTAAGAGGTGAGAGAAGATGCGCGGTTATAAGAACTTTGAGAGCGACCCGCATCCGGGCGACCTCCGCCATCTGGTGGAAATCGGCTATACGGAAAATCAGATCAATGAAAACGGCTACCCAATTCCTCAAGACGTGATTGTCTGCCAGGTCTGGGCAGCCACGATTGACGCAGGCAACCAACACTATCGCGCGGCGGACGTGATGAACGCGGAAGCGGTGATCAACTTCACCATCCGTTACCGGACAGACATAAAGCCCGGCATGTGGGTGCGGTTCAGGAATGAGAAGTGGAACATCTCTACTTTGGGTGAGTATGCATTCAAGCGCAAATACCTGGGCTTGAAGGCATCCATTTCCAAGGGGGTGAGTGGATGAAAAGGGTACAGCAAGCCCTTTCCGGCCTGGGCATCCCTGTGTTCGCAGGCATCTGGCGGGCGACCTCCAGCAACCCCAATGCGCCTGAGCAATACCTGGTGTACTCCACCACTACCAAGGAGGAAACACACTTCGATGATCAGGTGATCGCAGTGAAAACCTTCGTGTACCTGAATCTTTGGAGTATGGGCGACCCAACACAGATGGCCGCCATGGTGCGCAATGCTATGTACGCCGCGGGCTTTGGTATGGTGGAGGAAACCGATCGTGGCTACAACGAACCCGCATACGATGTGGGCACGCGCATGTACACGGTACATTGGACCTGGAGCTTGTATGAGGAGATGGCCCGTGGCGATTGAACTACGTGGGTTTGACGATCTGAAGGATGACCTGATCAACATGGCGGCTGCGCTGGATCAGGGACAAGGCGTTAACCGTGCTTTGCAGGCAGGTGCTGTGCCCATTGAAGAGCAGATGCTCCATAACGCATCCACCGATCCCAAGATCATCTCTGGTGACCTGCACGACTCAATTCACACAGGGAGTGTGAAGAAAAGGCGAGATGGCGGTAAGCGCATAACCATTGGCGTACACAACAAGGAACGTAGTGCGTTTTATTCCAACCCACTCGAGTTTGGGCACGGCGGACCAGCACCTGCCCCTGCCCATCCCTTTGTCCGGCCTGCATTTGACGTAAAAGCGCCGGAGGCTTTTGAGGAAATGAAGCGCGTCCTGCGGGACGAGATATCCAACATTTAAAGGAGAAACGAATATGCCAGCAACCGCATCGCCCGTCGTGTCCAGCACGGTGGGTCTCAAAAACATGGTTATCGCGCCGCTGACAGCGGACACTGACGCCGCTATCACCTACGGTGCCCTGCAACTCGTCGCAGGCGCAATCGAAGCATCCATTACCCCGGAGAACACGGATCCTGAGATCCAGTACGCGGATGACATCGAGTTCGATGTGCTCTATCCGGATCCTGAGTTGTCCTTCAAGACCAAGATGGCGGACATCCCCTTGCAAGTCCAGGAGATGGTGTTTGGTAACCGGATCGATGACAACGGTGTCCTGGTCCGGACTGCCGCGGACAAACCGCCTTACTTTGCGGTGGGCTTCATGTCCGAAAAATCCAATCACAAGTACCGCTATGTCTGGCTCTACAAGGTCAGGGCGAAGCCTGTAACGGAGAGTTACGCAACCAAGGAAGGCGGTACCATCAACCGCCAGACCGGTGAAGTTGAGTGGACCGCCATCAAACGGACCAAGGATGGGCTGTATCAGGCAGTAGCGGATGAAGGCGAGAACGGCTTCACCACCGAGATGGGTACGACCTTCCTGACTACGGTTTATGAACCGGCTTTCACTGTAATCCCCTGATGANATAAAGCAGAAAGCCGCCGTACAGCTCATGTGATGTGCGGCGGCTCTGTTTTGAAAGCGAGGACCCTATGGTGACTTGTATCCTGGGAGACAAGAAATACAGCGTGGACTTCATTTCCGGGCGTGCGCTGCGCGAAATGGAACCTGCTTCAAAGATGTATGGGAAACTGCTTGCACTTTCCAAAGCGGCAGTGGACGGACAGGATGTGTCGGGAGAAAAGCTGACGATTCCGGAAGCCCTGGACACGATGGTGAAATGGTTCTGCATCCTGTTCGGAAATCAGTTCTCACCTGACGATATATATGACCACTATCCCACGGACCGTCTGATGCATGACATCGCCCTGGCAATCATGGCAGTGCAGACGCAAACCACAGAGGTGCTGGACTCTTTTCCTACCAAGCCGGTGACGCAGGAAGCGGATCAGCTGATGATGGAGACAGCAGTGAATCCCTGACGTTACCGGACTATATCTATGCAACCTACAATACTTTACTCAAGGCTGGTTGGCGGATGCAGGAGATCGACGGGATGGACATGCTGGGTTTCCTGCAAATCAGAGCCTGGGATACACGAAAAGATGAAAATGGAATAAGGCCAAAACCCGCCTACATCGACGAAGTTTGGCCTTATGTTAAGTCTTAAGTTGTAAAGCTTTACATAATCAGTCCAGACTGAAACCAGGCTGAACGAGAAGATTACACTTGAGTGCTTACATAGTTCTCCAGCGCCTTTTCAACCAATCTATTTAGTGATACTCCTCTGGTGGTTGCTGTAATCACTGCTTTTTTGTGCAGTTGGGGTGAAATACGCACATTGAAGCTGCCCTTGTATGCCTTCTCCGGCGTATCACCTCGCTCCTCGCAAAGCACCAGGTAATCATCAACAGCCTCATGAAAGTTCTTGACCAGCGTTTTTGCCGTTGTTCCTTCGTAGGAGATTAGGCTTCGAATGCCTATCACCTTTCCGTAGAACAAACCATCGTCTTCGGAGAACTCAACACTGCCTATATATCCCTTGTATTCCATCGTATTACTCACAGCAATTCCTCCTGTTCCAGCATCTCAATGAGCTGCTTGATTTGGTACATCAACAGCTCTTTTCTTGAGTGTGGTTTGTGCAGCAAAATCGGCGGGTGTTCGATGCTTACGAACATTACACGGGAACCACTTGTTCGCCCCTTGTTTGTTCGTTGATAAGAAAGGAAACGAAGCAAGGTTTCCGCTTCATCAAAAGTGAAGTCCTTGGGTCTGGATCTCAGGCGCTCGATCAGTTTCTCTTTCTGTCCTATAGCTACCCTCCGCATCGTTAGAATATCATACTCAACACAACAATGCAACTATAAATAGTTGCAATATTGGATTGGAGGTGCCCTCATGAGCGAGGTCCTGCGCGAATTGGTAGTTGCGCTGTCACTGGACAGCGACAATTTCAGCCGCAACCTGCGGACCATTAACCAGCAGATCAAGGAAGCGGAGAGCACCTTCAAACTTGCTGGTGCAGGTGTTGCCAACTTCGAGAAATCTGTCAAAGGGACGGAGGCCAATCTGGCCCTGCTGTGCTCCAAGCAGAAAGAACAGAACCGCGTTGTTGAGCAATATTCCAAAGCGCTCATCGGGGCCAACCAGAAGCTGACGGACTCCTTTGACCGCCAGGAGAAGATGAAGGCCTCCCTGGAGCAGGCGCGCGTGGAATATGACAGGCTGAAGGGTGAAGTCAACGCAGCCGGGCATGCATACAATCGACTGAAAGCCTCCCTGGGAGAAAGTGACTCCGCGACCATCGCAGCCAAAGCGAACCTTGAGCGATTCAAGGCCGAGTGCCTTGAATCCCGGGACAAGGTCAAGCTGCTGGAAGGTCAGATCAAATCGAACAGCAAAACCCTTCAAAACAATGCGGATGCCGTCTCAAAAGCCCAGACAAACCTGAACCTTGCCAAAGCCGAGCTTAAATCAACGGAAGCTGAGCTCAAGCGACTGACACATGAACTCTACCGGATGCAATCTGCCTGGACACAGGCCGGAGACAGCCTGACCGCATTTGCAAAGAAAAGCGAAGCCGTGTCTAAAGCCCTGGTGAAGGCCGGCCGCGGATACTCCCGGATCATCACTGCCCCTATCCTGGCCCTTGGCGCGACAGCACTCAAGTCATCCATTGATTATGAGAGCGCTTTTGCATCTGTCCGGAAAACGGTCGATGCGACAGAAGCAGAATTTGCGCAGCTATCGGATTCCATCAAGGAAATGTCCACCCAGGTCGCATCCTCCGGCGCTGAGATCGCAGAGGTTACCGCAGTCGCAGGCCAATTGGGCATTGCTAATGAGTACCTCATGGGCTTTACGCGCACCATGGTCGATCTGGGAAACACGACGGATATCGTAGCGTCTGAAGCCGCATCGACCTTGGCGAAATTCGCCAACATCACGGACATGAACCAGGCCCAGTTTCAGAACCTGGGTTCAACACTGGTTGACCTGGGCAATAACTATGCTGCCACCGAATCGCAGATACTGGAAATGTCGCTGCGTCTGGCAGGTGCCGGCCATCAGGTGGGCTTGAGCGAGGCACAGATACTGGGCTTTGCGACAGCCCTTTCCGCTGTTGGTATTGAAGCCCAAATGGGTGGTTCCGCCTTCTCAAAAGCGCTGGTGAAGATGGAAGTGGCATCAGAGACTGGCGGGCAAGCCCTGAAGGACTTCGCCAAGGTATCTCGCATGACTGAAAAGCAGTTCAAAACCCTCTGGGACAGTAATCCGGCGGAGGCCTTTCAAGCGTTCATCGTTGGCTTGTCAAAGATAGACGACGAAGGCGCCAGCGCGATTGCCACGCTGGCTGAGATCGGCATCAGTGAGGTGCGCCTGCGGGATACCCTGATGCGCGCGACCAACGCGACGGAACTGTTCAGCCGTACCCAGGCGACCGCAAACACTGCCTGGCAGAAGAATAGCGCCCTGGTGGATGAAGCCAACAAGCGATACGCTACAACCAAGAGCCGGCTGACCAACCTTAAAAACACCGCGATGCTCTTTGCCCAGAAAGTGGGCGATGACATGAACCCCGCTTTGCAGAGCTTGATCACCAAGGCGAATGAAATGCTTGCAGCTTTCCTGGGAATGGATGAAAGCCAGCGGATGGCCATCATCAAGTTCGCGGGCTTCGCCGCTGCCATCGGCCCTGCCCTCCTGATCATCGGGAAAACGGTAGGCGCTGTGGGTCAGCTGTCCGCAGGTCTTGGCAAGATCAGCCTCGGCCTTGGCAAGTTCTCTGCCAACGTCAAGATGGCAGGCGGCGGGATATCCGGCCTTTTGAAGACCCTGGGATCGTCAAAGCTGGCTTTGGCTGCCCTGGCTGCCGCCATAGTGTATGGCGCAGTCAAGCTGGTGGATTATGCCTCCGGAGCAAAAATGGCCCGGGAAGCGATGCAGGCAATGGATGAAACTGCCCGCGGGTGGAAAAGCACTGCGGCCGATATCTTCTATAACCAGGGCGGGCTCTCCCTGTTTGGCATGAGCGCGGAGGATTTCACGCGCGACAAGAAGAGCGCGATGGAATGGATGAATGGCGTGCTGAATGTCTGGCAGGCCGGAAAGTCCAGGAAGAATTCTGTCGTTAAGGAATGGACAGATTCCTTCAAGGAGATCACCGCAAGCACGCGGGAGGCACTTCAGAAACTTCATACAGGTGCGAAGGAATCGGGATACACGACGCTCTTCGATCAGATGGAGCAGGACATCAAGACCCTGGACACCCTGGATAAGGAAGTCAGCAAGCTGCTCAAGCGCAGACAGTCCGGGAAGTTCACTGATAAGGACAAGGTCCGCCTGCAGGAGCTGATCGACACGCGGGAGGCCATTGAGGTCAAATACAAGCTGACCGCAGCGGATACAGAGGGGTTTGAAGCCATCCGGGCCAAGCTGGAAGCCGAGCTTGCCAGGGCTCAGGCAAAAGGTCAGACAGGCATTGCCACCTCAACCTACGCAGCAGCCATCGTGGCATCTGCCGAAGGCATGGCGGCTGTGAATGCCCAGCTGGATGCGCAGTACGAGAAGGAATACAGGCTCATTCAGCTCATGCAATCGGGTTCAGAGCAAGAAAAGGCGCTCAGTGCACTGAATGTCCAGTACATCCAGGACAGGAAGGCCGCAGCGATGGAATATGCGGTGCTGTTGGCTGAGCTTGTGCTGCCTGTCTGGAATCAGGCTGAGATCCAGCAAGTCGACCAGGACATTGATGCCCTGTACAGCAAGCTGGGCGAATACAGCCTGGCAGCATCCAATGGTGACCAGCTGGGTATGGCAAAGGCACTGGAGGACATGAACAAGCTGACAGCGGGCATGGATGAGGGAAAGCTGACCGAATACCTAGGTCTGCTGACCCAGATCCAGGCCCTGATGGACAGCGGGATGAGCGAGGAAGAAGTCCAGGCACTGTTCCCTGATATCGACGTATCCAAGCAGATGGAGCAGGTGGCATCGATCACACAGTATGTGAAGGATCAAAAGGCGAGCCTGTCAGGCTTGTCAGGCATCTTCACAGAGGCGCTACCCGAAGAAGTGTTGAAGCTCTCCACGGACCTAGACATGAGCGGGGCGCAGGAGCGCTGGAATGAATTCGCTGCAAACCCCGGCGCCATCACGACCCAAGCCGTGATCGATGGATACGAAGAGGCTGAAACCGCGCTCAAACTGGAACCCAAGGTGACTGCCTTTATTGAGAAGTACATGGAAACAGCTGAAGGCGCTGACACCGCTTCCCTAACGCCGCAGGGGCTCATCGCCTATGTGTCCCACTATGCCGAATCAGTCCTGGGCGCGGATGGCAGCGGGCTTACCCCTGAAAACGTCACAGCAATGGTATCAGCGTACAAGGAACTAGTTACCGGTGCGGATGTGTCAACACTGAAGCCTGGGGAGATCACGGCCTATGTGAGCAAATATCTGCAGGACAAGAAGATTGACGCGTCAGGCCTTTCGCCCGACGGGATAACCGCCTTCGTCCTAGCCTATGAAGAAGCGACAGGCGGCGCTTCCACTGCGGCGCTCACGCCCAGCGGTATTGCAGCTATGGTAACTAGCTTTCTTCAAGCGGAGGGCATTGATACAAGCAAGCTAACTTCCCCGCAGATTGATGCGGTTGTCAAAGCCTATGCCGAAGCCACGCATGTGGACAAATCCCAGCTCAAAGCGGAATTAGTTGCGCTGATCACAGCCTACAAGGATAAGGCAGGCGTAACTAAACCGTCCTATATCGAGAGCCAGATTGCTATCGTTGGCTATGACCTGACCGCCTACAACGCCTTCGTCAAGGCAAACCCTGTCACTCTACAAGGGATAGTTCGGCTGTCTGAACGGTTCGATAACCCGGACGATGTGCTCAGCGATCCCAACGCAACATTCTGGGAAAATGGCAAGGAGATCCCGGTCAACTTGGTGCCGGCAAACAAGATCAATGCGAGTACCCTCATGGCCTATGAAGCGGACGGAACCCTGCATGTGCTGATCACCCCGAAGGTGACCGGCACCCAGAAAGCGATTGAGGACGCAGCTCAGGATGTGACCACCCCCAAGGTGCCGGTCAAGTTCGGCTGGCAGCCTACCGCGACCGAGACAGACTGGGGAGAAACCTTTAACTCAATCTTTGGGAGCAGCACGATAGGCCATGTCAGGAGGCTGACCCGGGAGGTTGAGAATTTTGGCAGGAACAAAGACACACTATTCGGCCTGTTCAATGTGTTCAATATTGGCGGGAACAGTGTTGAAAGCGCGCTCAAGACATACCTGAGCGGTGATACGCTGGCCGGGCTCCAATCCTATGTGGCGGAGGTTGTCGCGGCCATTCAGACAGGCAAAGCGGTCAGTGAAGATGACATAGCAAATTTGCAGACGATCCTGAGCTTTGTATCCGCGCTGGAACTGGAAGGCGTCGGTGAGAACATCGTGGCCGGCATCAGCGGTGCAATGGCACAGGCCGGCTGGGAGACAGACGCGGAAACAACAGCAGGTAACCTGGAAAAAGCCATTAACACTGCACTGGGCATTCAATCCCCCAGCATCCGCATGGTACCCGTGGGACAGGATGCGGCAGCCGGCGTCGGAAAAGGATTTTCCGAGTATGACATGACCATGGAGACATTGACTCTGGCAAGCACGCTGATGGGCCTTGTGCAAGCAGTCTTTGGACCAAACCTGCTGTTTCCCTTTGGGGTACTGACGGCACTTGGACTAGGGATAGGCATGATGAGCGTTAACCTGTCACCGACTGTGCAGGCTATGACCAGCCAAGTAAAAAGCGTAATGGCAACGAACCTCAGCTTTGTGAGCATGCACACGATCGGCTTGCAAGCCATGCAGGGGCTGAGCTCTGGTATTTCCACAGGGCAGGCTGGTGTCGTCATTGCCATGATGAAAGCCGCCAGAGCAGCGGTGAACGCGGCGAAGCGCGAACTGAAGATTGAATCCCCATCGCGCGTTTTCCGGGATGAAGTAGGCCGTATGACCATGCGCGGCTGGGGCCAGGGCATCACGCTGGAAAGCCGTGAACAGGCCAGGGTAGTCGCCAACGCGGCCAGGTATCTGACAGACTCTGCAAAGGTAAGTTCAGTCGCCTATGCGTCCAACGACAACCGTAGGACATATAATCAGTCAAGCTCCGTGAGCCTGACAGGCAACACTTTCTATGTGCGCGACGATAAGGACATTCAGTCACTGGCGATAGAGATCGCGGCACTGACAAGGCGCCAGCATCAAGGGCGCGGCCTGAGAATGGCTTAAGGATCTGGCTGTTCTCTGTTCATAAGCAGATATCACTGTTCATCTTTCATCCAAACATTTACTACAAAATCTCCTATCATTAAACACAGTTCTGACACAAGGCCTGGATATGATGTAATTGCGGCAAGGGATTGCCGGAATGAAAGATATGAGGTATTGAAAATGAAGACCAGGAAAATGATGAGCATGCTAGCCCTAATGCTGGCAATCGCGCTCCCGGTGATGGGATTGGCTTCGGAGAGCTTCGGAGCTGCTTCCGTCAAGGAGGGCGAGACCTACACGATTGAACAGATGCTGACCTATGCGATCCAGGACGAGTATCTGGCCCAGGCGGAGTACAAAGCGATCATCGCGCAGTATGGTGTGGATCGACCCTTCACTAACATCATGAAGGCCGAAGGGACCCATGTGGAACACCTGCTTCCACTGTTTGCTGCCTACAAGGTGCCTGTACCCGCTGACACGGCNGCCGGGCACGTGGTACTGCCTGGAACGCTTGAGGAAATATACCAGGTCGGCGTGACGGCAGAGATTCACAACATCGGGATGTATGAAGCATTCCTGAAGCAGGAAGGCTTGCCAGAGGATGTGAAAGATGTCTTCGAAGCACTGAAGAAGGCTTCTGAAAGCCATCTCGCGGCCTTCCAGCGTAATGCTGACAAACCCGGCTATGGGCAGGCTTCACGCGGCGAAAATCGCTGGGCGGATGACGACAGCGTCGCTGAATATGGTAACCGGAACCAGTCGGGTGACACCCAGAACGACGGAGTCCAGAACCAGAGGGGACGCGGGCGCTGGGGTAACTAACTGAGACTACCCATAAACTGAAATAGTATTCATCAAAAAGAGGCTGTAACATAAGAATGCTGCAGCCCTCTTTTTCTATCCGTCTGCGATTGCCGAATAGAATCGCTTTGCTCACTTTTCTAAGTTCTTCTTGAGCTTTGCCCAAACCCACCAAAGTTAATGATCGTCTTTGGAATCTGCTTTTTTGTCTTTTATTACAGTCCCTTTGCCGACCTGCCCATTCTACTCAGCCCGCCAGCACCGCCGCACCCAATATCCCGGCGTCATTCTGGAACTGCGCAGAGACGATCCGCGTAAAGGGGTTGAAGACATTGAAAGCGCTGGTTTTCTCCACGGCCTCCCTGATCGTATCGATCACGATATCGCCGGCGTTGGACAAGCCGCCGCCGATGGCGATGACGGAGGGCGCGAAGACCATCATCAGGCTGGATAGCCCGATGACGACCTCATCAATATAGCTGGTCCACAACTCCTGCAGTTCGCCCGCGCGCACACGGGTGATGACCTCGCGTACACTCAGGCTGCCTGTCATCCCGCGCAGAATGCTGGCTGCGGCGTACATTTCCCAACAGCCCTTCTGGCCGCAGCTGCACTGGCGGCCTCCGCCGTGGGTGATCATGTGGCCGATCTCGCCGTGCAGGCCCATATGGCCGCGGGCAGGGGCGCCGCCTACGATGACGCCGCCGCCTATCCCAGTGCCCAGGGTGATGAGGATGCCTGTGTCACAGTTCTTGAGGGTGCCAAAGAGGTGCTCTGCAGCCAGGGCGCACATGGCGTCGTTCTCCATGGGCAAACCCTCATGGAAACGCTCGTAAAGCAGGGAGCCAAGGGGCGCGCCGACCCAGCCCAGCTGGTTGGCGGTGACATAGCCCTGGCTGTCCAGGGACCCCGCGCAGGAGATGCCGACCCTGGCGCCGGGGAAGCGCTTGATGGCGATTTGCGCCATGGTATAAATGGCGTCGGCCATTTCAGCGGGGTCACGGGGCGAGCGCCGCTTGTCCCGGTAAACGATCTCAAAACCGTCTTTCACACAGCCCAGCTTGACTGTGGTTGCGCCGATATCAACACCTATCGCGTACATGTTTCACCTCTTTTGGATCTTGCGTTCATCCTATCATAAAAGCGACAGGCATTCAATGAAGAAACTTGAATGGCAATGACGCAGAGAATTTTCCAACCCGACCAGTGTTTCTTCATTCACAAATGATGAGGCTGGCAGAGGCTGCATCCGCACGGATGCTAGCGGCAGGTTTGTGGACAGGGATGCGCCTAACCGGCCGATCATCTTTACCGGCGTGATCGTCCGGTGCACCAGACTAATCAACGCTGCAGGCGACTATGCCGTCACGCAGGTTGTTGTGAAGCCATGAAATCCATATGAGATATATTCGCAAAGAGCCCCTGATAGTGAAGAGGCTTTTTCTATGGGAGGGTTGGAATGAATGATTGGTTCATCTGGAAGGGGACGCGCTGTACAGACTATGGCATCCATGTCGTTCGACAGCCCGAGATCGTTCGGCCGCCTGAGCGTGTTACCTTCCAATCAGTACACGGAAGAAGCGGAACGCTGACAACTCTGGAGGGACAGGACGTCTACGACGACTTCATTCTCAGTGTTGAATGCACGATTTCGGATATGTCACGGCTCAATGACATTACCCAGTGGCTCAAGGGCAGCGACAAAGTCACCTTCGCTAACCGGCAAGGTGGCTTTTATCTTGCGCACATTGTCAACCAGATCCCTTTTGAACAGATCCTGCGCGGGCATCCCCACCGGCGGTTCACGGTGAACTTCCGCTGCCAGCCTTTCTTCTATTTGAGTAACGTTGAAGACATCATCGTCAGCGCATCCAGCACCTTTATCAATAACCCGGGCAGTGTGTTTTCCGAGCCTGTCCTGAGTATTGTCCTGACGGGGGACGCTGAAATCACAGTGGGTAATAGTTATTTCGCCATCACAGGCCTGACGGGCACGGTCACTGTCGACACCCCCTNGATGGAGACATACAAGACCTATACATCCCACAATTCCCATATGAGCGGGGATTACCCGACGCTGCAGGTCGGGCAGAACATCATCACCTGGTCCGGCGGCGTGGCACAGATTGTCATCAAACCCAACTGGCGCGTGCTGTAGGAGAGGAGGGCCGCCATGATCACGGTATTTCCTGCAAACACGACAGATTTCAGCACCAACGGCCTGTGCGCCCTCTCCCCCTCCTCCTGTGCGGCGACAGAAACCCTCAACGGCGAATGGGAACTATATACAGTCCATCCCCTGGACGGACAGGGCAAATGGTCCTGGCTTCAGGTCGGAAACATCATCAAAGCACCGGTTCCCTCCGCGCTATCCCCGCGCTTGAAGCTCCTCTCGTCAACAGAAGGCAGAGACGTCTACCGCATCAGTATCAGCGGCAGTGCCAGGCTGAAGCTTTACAGCCGTGCCAGCAGCACTTCTATCTGCCTGGGCGCGTACAGGGATGCGGCGCTAGTCCAGGTTCTAGACAGCTCGCATGTCAGCTTCTGCGAGGTTATTACGCCCGACGGCAAACGCGGATACATGGCCAAGGGGAGCCTCCTGCACCTCAGGACGGAAGCATCGTGCGCTGCGGCAAGCGCGACAGTCGTTCAAGCCAGCCAGACCCGCGATCAGCCGTTTCGCATCTACCGCATTGTGCCCTCACTAACATCTGTCGAAGTTTATGCCAGGCACCTGTCCTATGACCTCATGGACAACATGCTCTATCAGTACAAGCCTGCCAATGGGACAAGCGGAGCGGATGTGGCTTCAGGGATCCTCAGCCGCTGCCAATCCGCCCAGCCCTTCACGATGTTTTCCAACCTGACCGCAAGCGTAGATGACCTAGTGCTGGAGAACACCAACCCCATGGATGCCCTGTTGGGGGAAGGTGGCCTGGCCGATAAGACCAATGGTGAGATCATCCGTGACTGGTATGACCTGTACATGCTCAGCCGTGTGGGAAGCGATACTGACATCCAAGTCCGCCAGGGTAAAAACCTGCTAGGCATCACGTACGACGTGGACGACGGGAATGTGGTGACTCGCATTGTGCCAACAGGCGAAACTGAAGATGGCGAGCTGCTGTACCTGGACGGGAAGTTCATTGACAGCCCGAACATCGCAGCCTTCCCGCACCCGCGCTGGGTCCACCTGCCTGTAAGCGAGGCCCGGGTCAGCGATGACATGACGCTCGCTCAGGTGAAAGCCAAGCTGACTTCTGCAGCCTATGAAGAATTTACGAAGGGCTGCGACCTGCCGGACATCACCATTCATGTTGACTTTATCAACCTGGCGGATACGCAGGAGTATGCGCAGTACAGGCCGCTCACGGACATCTTCCCGGGTGACAGCATCCGCGTCATCGTCAGCTCGCTCGCCCTGGAAGTCACCCTGCGCATGACCGCGCATAGCTACGACTGCCTATTGAAGCGCTATGAGAAGATGACGCTTGGCAGCGCGGCAAGATCCGTATCGGGGAGCATGATCTCACCCCGCCAGCTCCCAGCAGGCGGTATCAGCGGCACGAAGCTGGCCATGGGTGCCGTCGGGACAGGTCATCTGCAAAGGGCGTCCATCGGTTCCCTGCAGGTGAAGACAGCGGCCATCGGCGCCGCCCACATTCAGCAGGCCGCCATCGGACAGGCACATATCATCGATGCCAATATCACCACCGCCAAGATAGCTGACGCAGCGGTGACCAATGCCAAGATCGCACTGGCGAACATCAGCACTGCACATATCGCCGACGCCGCGATCACAAGTGCCAAGATAGGTACGGCCGAAGTCAAGGCAGCCAATATCGAAGATCTGAGCGTGAATGCCGCCAAGATCGCGCTTGCCACCATCACCTCTGCGCAGATCGCTGACGCGGCCATCGAAACCGCAAAGATCCATGACGCGGCCATCACTCGCGCAAAGATAGCCGACGCGGCAGTAGGCAACGCGCAGATTGAAAACGCGGCCATCACCTCCGCGAAGATCGGGCTTGCCGCGATAGATACTGCTCACATCGGCGTTGGCGTGGTCGGAACCGAGCAGGTTGCGGATGGGTCGATCACGGACGCCAAGATAGTCGGCCTGACCGCCAACAAGATAACGGCTGGGACGATTGACGCGGCAGATATCAACGTTATCAACCTCAACGCCGCCAACCTGACTGTCGGTACGATTAACGGCCAGCAGATCGCGCCAAACGCGATCGGCAGTGAACATATCGGGGCCGGGGTTATTACCAACGCAATGATTGCCAGCGGTACGATTAATGGCGATAAGATCAGCATTGGCACAGTAGCGGCCGAAAGACTCAAACTATCACAGCACTTATTGTATTAGCGGAGGGCAAGCACATGGCACGAAAAACGGACTTGCGCGAGACGGTACGCAACATTCTCAAGGATGAATTGCAGGGGATGCTTGAAGACGTCAGGTATCGCCTGTCCTTGCTGGACGACATGGCAGGTGGTGTCCCCCGCTTTGGCAGTCGTCACCTGAACCTTTCCAAACACCAGCTGGACGGTTACGTCGTGACGGACAACACCCCGGTCGCTGGGAGCATATCCTGGTCGGATGTGAACATCGTATACAAAGGCACCAACTATGCGATCGTTCCCGGAAACACCGCGAATAAATACGTCTGGTGGGACTTCAGCGCGACCGACAAGACGCTGCTGCTCACCTCCAATACCAAACCTGTGCTGGAAGAGGACGATGTCCTTGTGTTCGTCAATGATGCTGGCATACATGCCACTGTTGTGGGAAAGATGACACATGGACTCTCCCTGGTGGACGGAAGCGTCAATACCGGCGAAATCGCCAACAGCGCGATATCCGCAGCCAAGATCCTCGCCAGTACGATCACATCCACGCAGCTTGCCGATAACGCTGTGATCGCCGCCAAAATCACTGCGGGCGCAGTTGTTGCCGGAAAACTGGCCACGGACGCTGTTGCCGCCGCGAACATTGCTGCCGGCGCGGTTGTTGCGGGAAAACTGGCCA